TATTGAATGCTTGGCTTCTTTGGAACAACTTTATCAAGATATTGATTGGCATAATCTTTGCTAGCCTCTTTACCATTATCTGGTAAAGTTTCTTGCGTTAATAGTGGCTTATCTGAATCATCTTCATTTGCATACTTATCATTTTCTGCATTAATACTATCGTCAAAATCAGTAGTAATAACACGAACAGAATTAATATTTTTACCCAATAACTGAGCCATTTGCTGAATCATTGGTTCTGTTGCCGGGTATTTGAATTCTGCTTTAATGATTGTAACACTTTGATTGGCTAAATCAGGAAATCCATATGGAGATTTCTGAATAGGTGTTACCTTGGGATCCTCTATTTTTACGGGATCAAATTTGGTAAGATTGTGTGCAAACAAATCAAGAAAGTTCTTGTCCGTGTCGCCCGCAATTTTAATCGTATAACGATATGTTCTTACACTTTCTACTAAGTATTGACGAAGGCTTTTCATATATTATTCCTATATATTATTTATCAATTTCCAGTTTTTTTATTTGCCAATATGGATTTAAGCAATTCATTACGGTCTAATAAATTACCCTCTCCAACTGGAGTATTTTCAATTTCTTTTTCAGTACTGGTTATTTTATGGTCTAAACTGGCTTTTTTCAATTGTAGGTCTAGCATTTTAAGTTTCTTGTTGATTTTAGCAGTCTTTGCCGTAATAGCATGTCCTAGCATACTACTTGCACTATTGAATATCTCACTTGCAAAACGGCTATCAACTTGCATTCCCAAATCCATTAAATCTTGGTAACTACTTTTGGCTAATGTGGCTAATTCATCCATTTCGGTATCACTGGCTTCAAGTCCCCTGACTTGGGGTAGTGCATTTTCTATTTTTTCTAATGTTGAATATGTTTCTTGTGAAATTATTTCTATTTCTGCATTTTCTATGACATCCTCATTGAGTCTATCATTTTCTTCAGGAAGTTCAAATAATTCGCTAAGTTTTTTTGTCATACTACTATCCTATTATAATAGTATTTATTACTTACGGGAACCCTTGTAGAAAAGGTCATCTTCGGTAATGACTCTGAAATTAAATCCATATTGTCTACAATATGCATTGGCGCTTGCCCATTTAGCATGATTAATTGCAACTACTGCCCTGTCCTTTGCACTTGCAGTTCTGCTTTCAATTAGACTTTGTTTCTTGGGTTTTATCTCAACAACTTCTGCTAGTTGTTTACCGAATTTGTTTTGATATACTACAAAGAAATCAGGTATATAATTTGTTCTTTTACCTGTTAATGGATGCATATAGGGTATTACTAATGATTCACTAGCCCACTTAAGAACTGCTTTGTTGTTATCACAAAATTGCATGAATGTGAATTCCCAACCACTGCGATATCTAGGCATATGATTGCCTATATATTTCTCTGGGTTTTTTGGTGTATATACACCCTGTGCAAAATTAGCCATTATATTACAATATTACGTTGTACCGTTTGATTTGGAGGAGGAATCATATTAACACCATATAATGTTGTTTTACTTTTCATACTGTTAAGATAGTATGCCATTATAGTGTTAACATCCATTTTTGTTTTGCCCTTCATGTATTCTAATAATTCTAATGCATCCTTACCTGTGATACTTGAAATTCTAAACAACATTGTTGTAAAGTTTGAGGCTGTGTTTTTGTTTAAGGATTCTGAATAAAAATACGAATAGACGATATCGTATTGATCCGTATTTACTGTTAAATCAAAATGATAATATTGGTCAATTACCCTTGTTGCCATATCATTTTTTGATACTGGTCCATCGATTATTTTTGCCATATATTATCCGTTACTAGTTGGTGTCTTGGGTTTAGTTAACCCTTGATATGCACTATTTATTACGTTAGTAGTTTGCTGAACTAAACTTGCGCCACCTGTTGGGAAGTTAAAAGTATTCCTATTAGGTGTGTTAGTAATTGCATCAGATGCAATACCGACTGCTTCTGCCGTTGCAATCTTTAATATATTTGCAGGATTCTTAAATGTTTGTGCGGTTGCTCCTGCTTTTTGAACTGCACCTAAAATATTACCACTTGCTAAATCATCCATGATGCCACCAACACCATCTACTAGTCCACCTTGACCTAATATAGTAGATTGACTACCCGGACGTGCAATAGGACTTAATGTCTTATCATAATGTGCTTGATCTCCGAAGCCCTGTACGTATGCACTTGGGTTTTTACCATCTATAGCACCCTCTAAGTATTTTACACTTTCATATTGAAGATTCATGGTGTGTGTCATTGTACCGTTACCCTGTGAGTAATCATATTGGTCATGTTGAAAACTATCAATCATTGGATTAATTAATCTATACAACACAAAGTTATGTTGATTGAATCCATATATGTTAATAGCTTTAAAGAACGGAATCTTTGCACTACCTGGAATATTTGCAGTCTCACCTGAATAGCCCCAGTCTTCACTACCTGCAATTGAGTTATCGTATATTGTTCTTCTGTTAATGTCAGTTGCGCCACCTGGCAATGCAGGTCCCACTGTTGCTACTGATTGACCTGTGTCGGTTTGATTTGGATCTTTGTAGTAATAACTATAATATGAATACCACATTTTACGTATCATATTATTATTATCATCGTGAAACACAATACTTACTGGATCATATTTTATTTTTGTTTGTACAATTCTTTTACGATTATATTGATTCAATGTTGTGGTATCAACACTAAACTTAGGTAATTGAATATTTTTTACTGCTAAACCAAAATTATTATCTTGGGGCCAATTACTAATTGCACTTCCCAATGAAGTTGTGTTTATATCAAAATATACATGAAATAAAAACTTAAACTTAGGACTATATGCATAGTTGCCAGCAACAAAGGTTTTACTTGCGTGTTGAAAGTCACGTAAGTATTCATTACCAATGAATGCGGCGCCTGCGTTCTTTAAAAAGGAAGATGCAGCACTTCCCAGTGATGCACCCCCTGTTATTCCCCCTAGCGCAGCAGTGCCAAGTTGGGATAGTAAGTCTGCCATATATTACGAATTAACGTCCACCGATACCAGTTACTGAAGCACCACCGAATGCACGACCAACGTTTGTACCAACACCTGCAGTCAATGGAGATTGAATTGCATTGTCAAAACGAATTGCTAATTGAATAGTTGCTGGATCACTTGTTTTGTAATCCATGTTATTATAGTTAGCAGTCTTAATAAAGCAACCGTAAATTTCCCATGTTTCTAAAACATTAGGAGTTAATGTACCATTGCCACCATCAAGCACTTCATAATTGATTTGGAACTTGTAGTCTTGGGCAGTTGCCGCACTTGCTTGTTCAACAAAATCCATTTGTTTCTGAATTTGCTGACCAATTAACTTAGTTACGTTACCTTGTGCATCGTCACGTAAGTTGATTGTGGTCTCTTGCCATTGATGCTTACCAGCCAAATAAACTCTTGAATTATAAATGTCCAATGTAACTTCATCAAATTGAAGTTGAGGACGAGTAATATCCATTACTTGTTTGGTTAGTTCAGTTGTTGCACCACCTGTACCGAAATTTAAAAACAATGCTCTAAAACGATAGCTTAGTTTCGGCATCAACAAACCTTGGTTATTTGATGATGAGTCCGACGCTACGGTCATGTTGAACAATGATTGTGAGGCTGTTGCCATATTTTTCTCCTGTTATCTTTATTTATTAATTACAATGCCGCTATTCCACCTGTTGCTAATACACGAACTGGTATATAAATGAATTCAGCAGCTTTAACTGGTTCAATAGCAACATCGACCCATAATTCACTTCTGTCAATACGCGCCGGTGTGTTGTTACTTGCATCACATACAACTAGATAGTCGTATAATCCGCGTTGTGCAACTAGGCCAACAAATAATGATTGAATGATACCTGATAGTTGTCCACGTGTCATTTGGTCGTTAGGTTCAAATACGAACGGACGAGCCGCAATTTGTAATTGATAGCGAATATAAGCAATCAATCTTGCAACGTTCATTCTGTCTAAAGAACTACTACTTGCATAACTTGTTTTGTTACCATAGTTCAACAAACCAATACCAGTGAAGTATGCCAAAGGATTAATTTGATTAGTATACAATACGTCACGAATTGATTGACGATTCTTAATAGTTATAAAGTTACCTGTCTTAGAATTTAAATAACCGATGTTCGTAGCATTGCTAATTATGCCACGGCGTGTACCGGCTGCTGCAAACCAAGGATATGCAATTGTATCATTGTTAAGAACAGTATGTAACATCATATGACTTGCGGGAACAACTGCATCTGCACCTGTTAAATCGCTAGTGATACCACTTGGATAGAATACACCTAAATATGTATCACGTGTTACCCATCCATCTTCACCTGAAGCAGTTGCACCTGCTGCATTTGTAGCCCACTTAGTGATACCTGTAGCATCATCTGTTAGTCTTAATGGAGTGTCACCGATAATATATGCAGTTTGATTTCTGTCATTATTCAATGTAACCATATCAGGTTGTAGTTCTGGATAACCAGGTGCTGCAATCAAGTTAAAGAATGTATCTTCTTCACGAATCTGCGTACTTGTATTAATTGCGGCTTTCATTGCTTGAACAACCATATGTCTTTGTGCCTTACGACCCATATATGCTGCACCGCCATTTGTATTACCACTAGCAGTTACCCATGTATATGGATAGTCCGGTAATGAAACTCCTGTACCAAAGTTTGCTTGTGTGAAGTAATTCTTAACAAATTTCTTAACACTATAACCAGATAAACGTGTATTGAATAATAATGTACCTTGTGGATACATGTCAGCCATCGGAGCATCTAGATCGAGATAATCACTTTGCAATAAACTAGTAGTAGTCGGGATAGGATCATTA